TGGCGCACCGTTGACAGTAGCATAACCGTGCGAGGTCAGCGAACTGTCGAAGAACCAGTTATAACCGTTCGCGCCCTCGAAATGCGCCAGCAGTTTTGTGAAGCTGTCATTGCCCGGTGACGCTGCCCGCGCACCGAACAATGCTGGTGTGATCCCCGGCAGCATCAGGCAAATCCCGCAGAAAAGGTGCAGAGAACCTGTGTCGATGACAGGACGGTGTAGGCGATCACATCGACGGCATTCGCTCCGGTTGACAGCGTTGGCTTGGTGCCACCGGGAAATTTATAGGCTGTTCCCCACGACGAAACGGCGCGGCCACCGGTCGCGTCCTGCAACAGGTAAAGAAGGCCCTTCTGCCCGACCTTTGGATTTGTCGGGTTGCTCAACGTGCAGGTCGCGGATTGCAGCGTCATCTGAAAATCAATAGCCGCGCTTAAATCCGGCGTGAATGTCGTACCAGCAGTCACAAGGATCGCTGCTGCTGCGGCCCATGCCGTGCCGGGTGTGACCATCTTTCCGGTACCAAGCGTGTTGGCAATGAACTCGGCAGCCGTCGCGGCAACGGGTATTGCTGACGCCGCAGCGCGTGAGGTGTCGGTCGGATGGATGTGATCTTCACGCGCGTATTTCGTGGCCGCGCCAACAGCAGCGGTGCCATCCATAACCGGCGCAACAGTCGCGGGCGCGGGTGGCGCTGGGACAGCCGTCCAGCCTGAACTTTGCCGTCCGTATAAACCGCCATCGGTCGGCGCTTCAGGGACCGGACCTACCGGACCTTGCGGACCCGTATTGCCTATCGGTCCTTGCGGACCAACCGCTCCAGTATCGCCCTTGTCACCTTTCGCTCCCTGTGGACCAGTGTCGCCAGTGTCACCCTTGGCACCCTGCACACCCTGCGGACCCACAACGCCCTGTGGCCCTTGCGGTCCAACCGGACCAACATCACCCTGCGGACCAATCGGACCAACGTCGCCAGTATCACCTTTGACACCCTGCTGACCCTGTGGTCCTTGCGAACCTGTCGGTCCCGGTGGACCTTGATCGCCCTGTGGTCCCTGCGGGCCGGGAACGCTGCTTGCCGAACCTGTCGGACCCGGTGGACCGACTGATCCACGTGGACCGGGAATGCCTTGCGGACCCTGCGGGCCGGGAGCACCTTCGTCACCCTGCGGCCCCATCGGACCTTGCGCCGGGACACCAATGACAACAACATCATCAACATCTTCGTATTCTGTCGTCATGCCATGCCCCCGGCGAGAGAACAGTGGACTTCATTGGCGGACTTCACCGTGTAGGACAGCGCATCAACAGCGAACGGAGTGCTGGTCAAAAACGGTTTGACGCCACCGGGAAATTTGTACGACAACCCCCATGTCGTGATCGTCCGGCCACCCGTCGCATCCTGCACCAGATAGATCACGCCCTTCTGACCGGGCTTCGGGTTCAGCGGATTGGCCAACACACGACCAGTAGCACCAAGCGTCCAAACGAAATCGATCCCGGCATTGAAATCCGGCGTGACCGTTGCTTGATCAGTCAGCGGCACAGGCGCAGCCGCATCCCATGCTGTCTGCGGCGAAATCGACTTTACCGCCGTTGAACTGGCGCGAAACTCGACCGCCGTAGCAAAAGCAGCCTTGGTGTCAACGTACTGCTTGGTCGCCGCCTGCATGTTTGCTGCCGGATCAGCAGCCAGCACCAGCGGACCCAGCATCGTGTCACCACCGAGCCGAACCACCGCTACCCACGCTGCGTTGATCCGTCCGTAGGCGGCATCATCGGTCGGCGCTTCCGGCACGTCGCCTGACGGACCCTGCGGACCAACTGGACCAACAACGCCTTGCGGACCTGCCGGTCCTGTCGGACCGGGAATACCCTGCAGACCAATATCGCCTTGCGGACCTTGTGGTCCACCCGGCGCGCCATCCTGACCAGCCGGTCCTGTCGGTCCCGGCGCGCCCTGCGGCCCCGGCTGACCTTGCGCACCAAATGGCCCCGGTATGCCCTGCGGTCCCGCTGGACCAGCAATACCGGCATCGCCTTTCGGACCCATCGGCCCCTGCTCAGGAACCGAAATGATCTTGACACTACTTGTCATCGTGTCGGCCCATGCGTGTGCGTCAACGTACCGCGAAAAATATCCTCGCGCAATCCATCAGGACGCAACAAAATCAGGCTGTGAACGTAATCACCAGCTTCCATGTCAGCCATCTGCGCGCGTGTAATGGTGATCTTGAAAATGTCAGCAGGAATACCGTCCTCAGTCGGACTTGTCTGATAAACCACGATATCGCCATCATCCGTACTCAACGACACGAACACTTCAGTATCGTCCGGCAACTTACGCACCATCATCATCAAGCCATGATTTGTAAAATCGAACGGCACACCATTAATTATCCACTGGAAGGCGCGAGAAAAGTCCGCATCCGAAAACGTGCTAATGTCAACCTCTGCTGCTTCCGCCATTGTGCCTCACAGATGTGCATAGTAGTCCGCATCAAGATTGAAGTCCGGCGCACGTTGACAGACGACCCATTCTCCGTCTCGCCAGACGGGAAACAGTCCGCGACCACAGTATGGTGGCGGCACGGTTGTCGTATTTCCCGGCATTAAAATGACCCCCGGCGCGCGTGGATCAGCGTCTGTTATATCAAGCAATCGAATGCCAGTGTAGATGCCAGTATCATAATCGAATGTGTAAACTGGAAACATTGTCAACCATCCACGATGCACGGCATCACCGCACAGTTGCGCGGGCGTGTCTCGGTGCCGCCACCCGAGCCGGACAAGTTCATGGCTGAAGTGATGCGATTTTCACGATGTATCCAATTCGGCGGCCATGCCGAAGGGTAGATCGACACTGGCGGCTTCAAGTCCTGATAGGGAATGACCCAACCAACCTCGACATAACCGTATGATGGGCCTAATGCGCCGGTAATTGCTGGCCACTGATTGTAGCCAACATCACGCACACCAAGATGATCTGGCGTCGTATCAGGCCAGCCGCCGCCGGTGATGTTGTAAACTTCGCTCCTCGGACTTGTGAACGTCAGTTCGCCGTTCTGCATGTAGGCGTTGCGGTAGTTCGGCGGCAGCACCGGAGGTGCACCGCCGCCACCCGGTATCTGGTTGGCCATGTCCATCGGGCCGAAACTCAGCTTCGGATTGATCAAGTCAACGACACCGGACATTGCCAGCGTTCCAACAATGTCATTCTGCTGTGTACCCAGTACTCGACTTTGATCAACGCCACGCGCGTCATCGAAAAAGCGCATGAACTCGCCACGGAAATCGGGCACCCGAAACGTGGTCGTACCATCACCGCGCGAGAACGAAGTCCAAGCATGATTTGCAGAGTTCGTCCACATTATTTCATCAACGATACGTCCGCTACCTTGGGCGTAGGCCCACAGACCGGGATGTTCTGCTCGTATAAGCGTCGCACCGTTTAGTTTCAACGTGCCGGGAATGGCTGCATTGCCGGGTGATAACATAATGCTGCCGACAGGACCAAGCCCGACCGCTCTCGGGATCAAACCGGAGAACTGAAACGAACTCGTAAATGCCGAATAAATCAGCAGCATGATCTGGTCCTTGACCGCATCACCTGCCTGCAATGGCTGGCCGTTACCGCGCACGATTGGCACTGGTGCTAACGCATTCACTTTAACAATAGATGGACCAGTAATATCATTGACTACCCGTACTTCAACAGTTGTTCCAGCCACCAACGACGTAAGTGCCGGAACGAAATTAGCAACCAGCGAATTAGGTGTACCAGTATCGACCGCGAACGGAATGTTGATGTACGTGTTGGTACCGGGACCGCCACCACCTGCACCGCTCGAATACGGATTGAACTCCCAATAACCGCTGTCGTTCCACACCGCTTCAAACATGACGCCGGCTTTGACTTCATCGGCGATAAGTTCGGACCCGTCAGCATGACGCAATGCGTGTTCTTCACCATCAACCGACAACAGCGTCTGGTTTGTATTGTTTACCAGCGCCTTGACGCGCAACGGCATTCCCGGCGTCTGTGTATTGCCGATAGGCGGATCAAATTCCACGGCAATCGTGTTTGGATCGCCGCCGTCAACCGCCAGCGCGTAGTTCATCCGCTGGCTGCGCACCGCAAACATAAGCTGCGCCAGATTAGCATTGTCTGAGACTTGATTTGCAGCCTCAATAACTGCAACGATTTCTCGCTGCGGAAACTCCACCGCCGCAGCAGGAATAATCGAACCCTGCCGGCCGACACTCGGATCACCGTTGATATAAGCTGCTTCAGGATCAGTGATACCATAAGGCTGATTGTATTTCATCGCTTCCTCTCAGGGCGTTCCAGCCATCGGCCCGCCGGTTTGTAGATAAGAATAGTCAAATACGATTTGCGTATGCGCAGGTTTCAGTCTTTCCAGTATACAAGGCACTTCATCGGCCAAGCCGATAAGAAGGTGCGGATCAACGCCAACTTCGCCACCGACTGGTCCCGTCCTGAACCACGTCAATTTTGCATCACCGACGCCAATTGACCAGTAAAAGCGCATTTCGGGCGGTCCAAGATACCAACGCATGGTCCCAGCCGTGCCGCCCGCTTCAATCTCTTCAACTGTCGTATCACCGACCCTTGAAATGCCGCACATGTACGGCGCGTATTCCTTGATCTGTATCGTGTAACCAAGCAATGCCATCAATTCAATGAAAAATTCCCGGCTTTGCCCGCCAAGCATCGTCATCTTCAGCATCAAGACGCGACGACGATCAGCTAATGTGGTCTGTATTCCAAAGAAACATTCATCCGGCAGACCCCAGTTGCGCTCCCAGTCTGTGAACATTTCAACTGAGTAACGCGGATCAGTCTCAATCTCCAGCAGGTCCGCTGCGCGTCCGTCAACAAAGCCCCAATACTCAGCCAGACCGGTTAACGTGCGAACCAGCGTGCTTTGCGGCTCACGTGGCCAAGCCTGACCCTGCGGCAGCAAAGCCAGTATCGCCTGAACATAATCCTTGCCCGAACGGCGAATATGACGGTCAAATTGCTCAGTCATAAACGACGCTTCCCAATATCGCTATATGACCGACAGACGGCATCACATCATCTTCATTGTTCGCCAGATGAAATGATACAACGCTGGTCGTATTCATGATTGCGTAACTCTTCCATGCAGCAAAGATCGTCTGTCCCGGCGCCGACAGGTTACGCAGCATGATGTTCAGGCTTTGCTCAATCTCAGCACGTACTGCTTCATTATCTGGCACCAGCTCGTCAATGACACAAGTAATCTCTTGCTTGACCGGCGCCACAACAAAGAAGTCTTTCACAGCTACCGGTCGCTTGGTGCTTACATAGTGCTCAACAGCATCAATATCTTCCTGATAAGGAACACCATCATTATCAGCACGCATGTCGTCCATCATGAACCGCACTGTCACCGTGCCGATGCCCATTTCGCTCGCCGCCCAAGCGCGCGTCACTCCCGGTACGGCCAATGCCCACGCCTCATAGTCGTAGGCCGCGCCGCCCATCGGTGGCTGCTGGATGCGGCGCAGAACGCGCAAGCGCAAGTCATTATCTGATTCGCTATCAACACCACCATCAATCAAAACAACAGGCGCCTCAGCCTGCACACCACTAATAATTGTCTCAAATGATAGAAAATCACCCAGTGCTTTATTGCCACCGGCGCCGGAGTTCAGCGCACGAACGGGAACAGGAACACTTATGTCGCCATTGGCAAACACTTGCTTAGTCGTCTCGTACGGCCAGTTATCACTGCCAGTCAGGCGTGATCCCACTGGTACTATTGTGCCGGCGTCGCCGAAAACAGATACATCACCTGCAGCAAACGTCCCTACCTTGCGTCCCTTGCTGCCATCTGCATTGACCAGCCATATCTGGCCATGACGGTCCAGCCATTCGTGCTCTGCCGTGTCCGGCAAAAACTGCAGCGCCAGCCAGTCGAGATAGCGTAATGTCAGATGACAGACCGCAGCCATAGCATCGGCCATGACGCGTAACACACTGTTGCCAATGAACGAAGCACGACCAAGACTGGTGGTCACTTCTCCGCGAACCATCTCGCGAACCTGACGCAGTGTCGGTGTTGTCCACGGCATTGTTACGTCCTGATCCCGTCCCACAAGTTCTGAAAGCGCAACTCAATCAGCAACTGCGGACCCCTGTACACTTTTATCATTACATTAATACGCTCGATACTGGCTCGCGTCGCTTCCACATCAATATGACTACAGATGCGCCTGTCGATAAGCGGCTGCAAGGCGACACGACAATACTGCTCAGCCAGCGACAATGTTGCTCCCTGTCTGGCTTCGGCCGGCGTAATCTTGGAACGACTTAATAACCAGATTTTTGCACCGATTGGCCAGCCGTCCCAGATTGTCTCAGCATCAAGATCACCCCACCAACCGCACCTGTCAGTGCCGTCCGGATCAGGCAGCAAGTCGTCTACATCAGCAAGAGCAAACGTCAATAACGCTACCTTGACTACATTGACCAGCTCTTCCGTCTCGTCAAGCGTCGCATTTGGCTTCAGCAGCCAGTCGGCCCAGATACCTGCCAGATTGGTGACATTGATAACGCGAACGTCAGCCATGTCACGAACTCAGCGCCATAATATTACGTTGCATAAAAGCCGGATGTACGGTCTTGTTTTCTCCGATCAATTCATCGCTGCGTGATCCATCACCATAAATGCGATTGGACAGAGTCAAGGCCGGGTAGCTAACAGCAAAACTGTACTTTACAATCCTAGGCAACTGACGCTCCGTAGCCGACAGATGCTGGATCAACAAAGCCGCCAGCGCCACGAAATTCTGATAGTCATTCGATATGAACGAATCAGCCTTGTTTAACTTGATACTCTCTATGATAACGGACATTCCATCCAGCATCGCCCCGGCTTCCGTGCGACTGTTAAAGACTATCCTCGAAATGATCTGACACTGCTCGACAAACGAAAAGATGATCGCAGAGTTGACTATCTCCAGACTCAGCGGACTGACCGGCGTCTCTGCCAACATGGCCTCGCGCGTAGCGCTCATAGAGTTGATAGTGGCGCCTGCAAGTCTAGCCTGCTCAAAGCAGGCAAACAGCTCGGTACCTAACGTGCGATTGACTATCAACTCAAAAAAGTTACTCAAGAACTTGCCAACAGCTGAGCGAAGATCGGCGCCCGTCGCACCTGAGGATGACAACGGAAAGCTGACCAGCGAGGTCATAAGGCGCGTTGATACTGCCAAAGCCTCTGCGCGTTCTGATTTAATCATGCGTGACCAATGCCACCCTGACCAAGAGACTTGCTACCATCAAGATTGGCCGCCGCATCCTGTCCAGTCTTGTCAGACCCGCTCTGCAGCTGATCCTTACTGTTCACCTGTTCCGGTGTGTTACCCGGCGTACCTAGTTGCACGAACGTCATTTCGAATGAGCAATAGCCGCCACGCTCTCTCGTCTCTGAAACACTGTAGCGCTCACAAATGCACTTGATTGGCTCCGCCAGATACGGGTCCATCAGCGTGCCGCCTTCGCT